ACAGCTGGTATTGCTGAACATCCAGATGTTATTGAAACAATAGAAAAAGAATTGAAAATCATTGCTGAATATGATGACCAAATTGAAATGCTTGAGAAGTATTTCGGCGATACAACACCAAGAGAAGAAATATTATAATGCCAACATACACATTTCAAGATACAGAAACAGGTGAAGTATTTGATAAAATACTAAAGATATCAGAAAAGGATGATTTTCTTAAAAGTAATCCTAACTTGAAATCGTTAGTAACAGGTATAAATATAGTTGCAGGTGTTGGTGGTATGAAAACCGATTCAGGTTGGAAAGAAAACTTATCTAGAATTGCAGAAGCACACCCTACAAGTGCATTAGCAGATAGATATGGTAGTAAATCCATTAAAGATGTAAAAACCAAACAAGTAATTAACAAACATTTAGGTAAGAAGTAATGAGTAACGATATACCAGATTATATGCGAGGTTTTGATTTAGATGAAGATTGGGGTTTTACTCCAGTTACATCTAAACCTGAATCAGATGAACCTAAAATTGACCCTTCAGTTTTAGAAAATAGTAATATTGAGATTGCTAAAGTTAAGACAGATGTCTCTGATATTAAGAGTATGATGAATGAGATAATGCAAATAGTTGCTGAAAAGGAAACGATTACAAAGACAGAGACAGATGAACAAACACAAGCTAGATTTAAAGAAATAGAAAAGTTGATATTGCCTTTCTTATATAATCTACAAAAAAGCGATGAGCCATATATTCATTGGCCGAACAGAGCGCCGATAATTAAGGCACAAATTGAAAAATTATTGAAACTAACTAGAGATTAATATGATAGATAAGATTAAATATTATGCTGAAATAGCTTACTATGCAGTAGGCATTGTTATGTTCTTTGGCCTCATATGGGGAGTAGGTTACATCTTTGGCAAAGGACTTGCTACAATTCTTTAATAATATTTGTATAGGTTTATATGTACACTTCTTGTACATTATGATTTAAAAGTATAAACTTAAATAAATATTAGAACACACTTTCTTTTAACAACGACATAAGGAAACTAAAATGAAAAAACTGTTTATTAATGCTCGTTATTTTATTGCACCGTTGCTAATATTAGCAACATTATTTGGTGTAATCGCAGGTGGGCCTTGGGTCTGGACAGGTGTATTTTTGTTAGGTGTAGGTATCATTATTGATACACTATTTACCAAACAGACTATGGGTGCTGGTTTTGATGAAAACGGAGATACCAACGCCAACCCACTTTTACAAAACGCTGTAATGATTTTTATGTTACCGGTGTTTATTGTTTTACAATGTGCTTTAGCATATCAGATTTATTATGGTATGTCAGGCGCTGAATTGTTGGGTGCCGTATTATCAACAGGAATATTTGCTGGTATCGGTATCATTTATGGACATGAATTAGCACATACAAAAGGATTTAGTTTTGGCATTGCTAGATGGATGATGGCATTATCTGGCTCAGCACACTTTTGTTATGCTCATGTTTATAATCACCATCTTGAATTAGGTTGTGAAGATGACCCAGCAACAGCACCAAGAGGTCGTAGTATCTATGCACATTTACCTAAATCATATTTTGGTCAGAGTAAATTTCTATACACAATGGAAATGCAAAGACTTAAAAGATTAGGTGTGCCTTTCTTATCCTGGCAAAATAGATGGATAAGAGGTTATGCAATGTCATTACCAACAATAGCATTATTTTGGTTTGCTGGAGGTTGGTTAGGTGTTGCTTGTATGGCACTAATATGGTTAATCTCTAATTTTGAATTAGAAGCTCTAAACTATCTAGAGCATTATGGTTTGATTAGAGAAAAAGGTTCGCCAATTGACTATAGACATTCTTGGGATAATTCAGCAATGTTTACAAGTTGGTTCTTCATAGAAATAGGAAGACAGGCAGACCATCACGATAGAGGCGAAACTCATTTTTGGGAATTAGATGAAGTGGGCGCTCCTAATACAGGACACGGATACTTTACCTTATTTGCATTAGCATTATTCCCACCACTATTTCATAAACTTATGAAAAAAGAATTAGCAAAGTGGGACGAAAATGAAGCTTCAGAAGGCGAGGCAAAAATCGCTAGAGAAATGAATGAGGTGGCAAGTTACTAACCACCATTGACAATGTGTCCATATTGGTATATAATATTCATAATAAAATATAAGAAGGTACAAATATGAGTGAAGATAGATTTATACATACTGAGGTGGACACATCTCTTTTACCAGATACAAAAGGTAAAAAAGTAGAAGGATTTAGATTTTATGATATTGATGGCAAATCATATCCATCAGTAACATCAGTTTTAAGTATTAGAAAAACTGAAGGTCTTAAAAAGTGGCGACAATCCATTGGCGAAGATGTTGCTAAATGGGAAATGAACAGAGCTGCAAGGCGAGGCAAATCATTACATACTTTAGTTGAACAATATCTAGGTAATGAAACACCATCAATTAGAGATGTATTACCATTAGGTCTATTCAGGTTGATGAAACCATATCTAGACCAAATAAATAATATCAGATTACTAGAAAAAATAATGTATAGTAAAGACTTGACTATTGCTGGTCAAGTAGACTGTGTGGCAGAGTATAACGGCAAACTATCCGTTATTGACTTTAAGACATCCAATAAAGAACGAATAGAAGATTGGGTGGAGAACTATTTTTTACAATGTACAGCATATTCAAAAATGTATGAAGAAACATTTGATGAAAAAATAGAACAAATAGTAGTTTTAATAGCTGCAGAAGATGGCACAATGACATCTTTTGTAAAAGAACCTAAAGACTATATGGACACATTAGTGCAATCCATAGATAGTTTTTATAAACACGCTGAAAAGGAATTACAAGTCAATGTGTAAAAAGGATAGTCTAACCAGTCTTATAAAAGACCTGTAGTAGTTGTTAGACGGAGCTCGGTACTTGCTCGGCACACAGGAACAGTACCACCCCAATTTTTATAGAATGGTGATATTATGAACAGCAAACAATTTAGCTTAAAGATTGAAGAAGTAAAAAGGCAATGTCCAGATATAAGTTATCTAGACGCCATTTTAAAATATTGTGAAGACAATTCAATTGACCCATTAGATGTGGGCAAACTCATATCAAAACCACTCAAAGAAAAGATTGCTCTAGAAGCACAAGATTTAAATTTAATAGAAAAAACAGGTAAACTACCGTTGTGAACAATTATGACGGTTTTTATGTTTATAGAAAATACATAGCACTTAAATTACATTTTGAGAAAGATGATTATGATTACTTTACAACAGCAGGACACATACATTGCAAGCTTGAAACATTTACAAAAAGAAATGATAGATACCAATTTCATAAACTTAGTGTCAAATATAAACAAAGTGATATTGAAGACTTTCTTGTATCAAACTTTATTAAAGACACCAAATTGTGGTCAGGCAAATTATTAGAAAGAGAATCACATGAAAGATACTTACAATACAAAAAAAGAAAAGAATCAAGAAACTACCATTTTAAAGAAGACTTGGGTAGAATATCTACTGCTTGTGATATGGGCAATATTGAACCCAACAATGCTTTTGTTGATACCAATGGCAATCATCCAAAAGTTTTACGACTTTGTATTGGAAATAAGATTTGTACAGAAACATTAATAATTATGGATTATCATTTAAATTTTATGAAAGATTGGAATAAGAATATTAAAGAAACAATTGTATGGCCAAATCTATACAAAAAGATAATGAATTTTAAACCTTTTGTTAGGTTTAATGAAATAGAGACAAGAACAATACTGAAGGAGGTATTTTTAAAATGATGATAGGTGAAAATTTTCCAGAATTTGGTTTACAAGCTTGTTTTGGAGATAATAAACTAGGACCAATAGCAACAGGTCAAGTAAACGGTAAATGGTCAGTATACTATTTTTACCCAAAAGACTTTACATTTATTTGTCCTACAGAAATAAAAGAGATGGACAGATTAGTTGATGAAGATGTTAATGTTATGGGTTTTAGTGGTGATAATGAATTTTGTAAACTAAATTGGAAAGAATCTAATCCTATTATTAGAGATATTAGACATCCTTTAGTTGCAGATAGTGGACTACAATTAGGACACGAATTAAAAATTGTATCATTTAACGATAATGTGCATTACAGAGCAACATATATTGTTGATGAAAATAATGTAATTCAACACGAATCTGCTAATGCATTAGATACAGGCAGAAGTGTGGATGAAATTATAAGAACATTAAATGCTTTGAAATCTGGTGGCTTGACTGCTTGCAATTGGGTGCCAGGCGATAACTTTGTAGGAGAATAAAATGAAATTTTTTAATAAACAAGAAGGTGCTAGAAACGGAAGTCCTTTTGTAGAAATAGTTGTTTATGGAATAATTATTTTAGTGGTAATATCATTAATATGAAAGAATATACACAAGAAGAAAAATATCAATTGTTGGCTGATTGTATCAGAAGTGGTCAAGTAGAAACAAGTGAATTGTATGAAGAATTTGAAAAGGACCCGGAGTTTAAAGAGTGGTACAAAAAGAAATATCTAATGGATTAGATTGGTACATAAAATGGTTTGCAAGTATCGTATTGATATTTGGTGCAATAACAACAGCTAGTAATATGTACCCATATAATATGTATTTTCAATTTGTTGGGTTATCAGGCTGGATGACAGTAGGCATTTTATGGAAAGATTGGTCATTAATAGTGGTCAATGTGGTAGGTGTCTTAATTATGTTAGCAGGTATTATCAATTACCATTTTTTCACAGATTGGTATTTAATCATTTATGAACGATATCAGGAGGCAAAATTAATATGGAATTAAATAGAGACGGTGATGGTTTCTTGGTAAATACAAACGATTGGTCAGAAGAAGTTATGATTCAAATGGCTGAAGAAGATGGTTTTTTAATTACAGATGAAATCAAAACATATATAAACAAAGCTAGAGAAATGTATAACGAAACAGGCACAGTTCCAGCAGTAAGAGTATTTGCAAAAGAATTTGGTATGGACAGAAAAGCAAGTAAGTTGTATGAAGTATTTGAATCTGGTCCTATGAAGAAGATAGCCAAATATGGTGGGTTACCAAAACCAACAGGTTGTGTTTAATGAAATATTTTTTAATTTTAAGTCTACTATTAATAACATCATGTGCAAGTAGAGTACAGTTAGGTCCTGATGTTATTATTGGTAGTAATGAACAAGAAATTTATAAACCAGAGATAGAATAATGTTTAGTGATATCAAAGTGCCATTTGATAGTGTTATGCTATATAATGTGGCAAAATTAAAAGAAGGTATTACCATATCAGATGTTGAAGAACATTTAGGTACAATGTGTAATATTGTAAAAAACAAATATAAAGGATTTTTAGCAGGCCAAGTTTTTGAGTATGCTGGTTTTGTCAGTAAAGAAGGTTCAGTAGGTGATTTAGGTCCAGAGGGTAATCATATTGCGATTATTACTTATTGGTCATCATTTGAAGAACATGAAAGAAGTCATGCTGATGAAGACTTTAAAAATGAATTTTGTAAACTATTAGAGTTTTGTGAAGATACAAAAGAATTAGGTTATAAATTAATGTGGCAAGGCGAACAGGAAATGCCAAACCCATATACACACGAGACAAACAACTATAAAGGACATTAAATGAATTTTAAAGACCATACAATACCTTTTTTATTAGTTATGATAATGGCTTCTATTTTAGGTTTTCGTTTTTATGAATTAAATTATAAAAATGAAAAAGAAGAAGTGATTGATAAAGAATTAGAAGAATGGCAACCTTTTAGTGATGAAAGATAAAAAGATTTTATTTTTAGAAGATATCATTTCTCAAAGAGTTCGTAAACAATCAGAGTTAGATTATTACGAAAAACAATTAGAGGAGTTAGAGAAGAAAATGTTTTTTCTTAAAAAAGAAATACAATTAACAAACTTTATAATAGACGCTATTGAACAAGAAAAGATAACAGACTTAAAACCTCTATTGGAGAATAAAGATGACCAACAGTAAACATTTAATACACAGAACACTTGATATAGGAAGTGGCCTGATACTATCAATCATAATACAATTGACAGTATTCCCATTTTATGGTATATACATTGAGGTGTGGGCAATGTTTCATCTTGCGATTATATTCATGGTCGTAAGTATAATAAGAAGTTACTTATGGTCAAAATATGTCTTTAGGTACAAACAATGAAAACATACATACATGTAAATCAGCATGTCATTCGTGCTAACAAAAAGAATGATGAAAACAATCCTGTTTTAACAGTAAAACAAGGTAAGAAAAATACATATTGCCACGAGGTTTCAATAAAAGGACCTTCTACAGTTGTTTATAGTGGTAATGATAAAACACTATTGCCTTGTGGTGCAAGAGTGGCTGTTGTAACAGAAAGTGAGGTAGAATTTATCAAATGAGCATCACGGCAGATTTGTTAAATAGCATATCTTGGGAAGATGGTATAATATACATCATATTAGGTCTCTTAGTATATGCAGCTAAAAAATATATTGATAAGAAATTTAAATGAGTAGAGTATTCTGTATAGGTAATGGTGAAAGCCGAAAAGGTTTTGATTTAGAACAATTAAGACAATACGGCAAGATATATGGATGTAATGCCTTATACAGAGACTTTACGCCAGATGTTTTAGTATCTGTTGATAAAGGTATTATGCACGAGATTTATCATTCAGGTTATTGTTATGAAAATGAAACTTGGATGAGAGACTGGACAAAAGTACCAGATATACATTATGATATGATGGTATATGCTGGTCTATCTAAGCTAGAGATAGATGAAATTAAAGAATCATATGATAGTCATATAGAAAACGAAAGAACAGATGAAAAAGAATTTGTTATGCACGGTACAAACTTATCTGGCATTGCAAACATAATAAAAAGTAATAAACATAAAGAAAAAGAAATAGTAAAAAAACATATTAATCATTCTCATCTATATGTTAGTTGGGTAAAAGATAATGATAAATCACATTCAATAACAGAAATATTTGGTGATAGAGATAGAGGATGGGCTGCAGGTGCAACATCAGGTTATATCGCAGTAGAACAAGAAAAACCTTGTGAAGTCTATTTAATAGGGCATGACTTATATAGCAAAACAAATACTGTAAACAATTTATATAAAGGTACGAAACATTATGTTGCAGTAGAAAATGGACCTACACCAGCAGATAATTGGATTGTACAATGGCAAATGTTATTTACCGAAAACCCAAATGTTAACTTTTATAAGGTAAATGAAAAGGCTAACCACGAAGATGATAAAGTAAATATACAGATTCATCAATGGGATGACAACAAGAATCTATTTTACATTGACTATCAAACCATGCTTGACAAGTGCAAATAAATGGTATATAATGGTTTTAAATGTATAAATAGTAATGTAGCAAGTGCTACAATACAACAATACAGTAATACAAATACTTAATACGGAGAAAAAATATGGATTTTGAATCATTAAAAT